AGGGTCTGGACCGTCAAGTTGGTTGCGTTTGCCGTTGCGACGTTCAGGGTGGTTACGTTCGTGGTTGACAGGTTCGAGGTTCCCGTGACGTTCATGACGCCCCCGAAGAGCGAGGCGGCATTCATGACCAAAGCGTTTCCGCTCGTGGAGACGTTCAGGGTCGCAATGTTGCCCAGGGTCCGGACCGTCAAGTTGGTCGCGTTCGCCGTTGCGACGTTCAGGAAGGTTACGTTCGTCGTCGAAAGATTCGAAGTTCCCGTGACGTTCATGACGCCCCCGAAGAGCGAGGCGGCATTCATCACCAAAGCGTTTCCGCTCGTGAAGACGTTCAGGGTCGCAATGTTCCCCAGGGTCTGGACCGTCATGTTTGTCGCATTGGCCGTTGTGAGATTCAGGGTGGCGGCATTCATGTTGAACAGGTTCGAAGTGCCCGTGACATTCATGTTCGCCCCGAAGAGCGAGACGGCATTCATGACCAAAGCGTTTCCGCTCGTGAAGACGTTCAGGGTCGCAATGTTCCCCATGGTCCGGACCGTCAAGTTGGTCGCGTTCGCCGTTGCGACGTTCATGGTGGTTACGTTGGTCGTCGAAAGGTTCGAGGTTCCCGTGACGTTCATGTTCTCCCCGAAAAGAGAGATGACGTTGAGGGTGGTCACGTTCGTGGACGAAAGGTTCGACGCGCTCGTGACGTTCAGAGTAAGCAAAGCGATGGAAGATACCGATATAGTCGAAAGATTAGCGGTTCCACTGACGTTCATTGCCGCTCCGAAGATTGAGCTGGAGTTGAGGGTGGTGGCATTCATGGTGAACAGGTTCGAGGTTCCCGTGACGTTCATGTTCGCCCCAAAAAGAGACACGGCGTTCATGACCAACGCATTTCCGCTCGTGAAGACGTTCAGGGTCGCAATGTTCCCCAGGGTCTGGACCCTCAAGTTGGTTGCGTTCGCCGTTGCGACGTTCAGGGTGGTTACGTTCGTCGTCGAAAGGTTAGACGTTCCTGTGACGTTCATGGCGCCCCCGAAGAGCGAAACGGCATTCATCACCAAAGCATTTCCGCTCGTGAAGACGTTTAGGGTAGCAATGTTCGCCTGGGTCCGAACCGTCATGTTGGTCAGATTTCCAGATGCGACGTTGAGCTCCGAAGACACGTTTACAGTCTGAATGAACGCCGACCCGAACTGAGAACCAATTTGCCCGAGATTCGCCGTCCCTGAAACGTTCGGAAGCAAATTTCCGGTGATCATTGTCGACGAGTTGAGAACCGTGAGATTTCCAAATAACAAAGTATTCCCTGTGGTGACCACATCACCAAAATTGGTGATGATTGGCATATTACTTTTTACAGAGTTTTTTTATACAGGTCTCACCACGACATATGAACCCGTGTATCCTTCTGCTGTGACGTTCGTATACGCGGTTCTGTGGATGTTGTCTGTCTGATTCATTGCTTCAAAATCTATAAAATAATAATTCGAAGTTGAATCCACATAAAAAGGAATTTGTACTGGAACGGAAGGATCCTGACCCACTGATATGCGATAACAATAAAGCCACACACCGGGATCTGCTAAATTCGAGTGGACGTCTGATACGTTTGATGACAGGGCTATCGTCTTGATGTTGTTATCCGAGGTCAGAACTATGTTGAATTGGTACGGCCCCGTCTGATTGAATCTAAAACCTCCGTTGGTCGTCGGCCCGGAAATCAATGGGTTTGACCCGTACGCAGTCCATGCCGCAATGGGATTTGGTGCAAAAAGGGTGTATAAATTTGAAGTGACGCTTCCTGCTATATTTCCAGACCAATTGCCTGTAGAATTCAGGGTATATGTCGAGTTGAGGTTCATGAAAAGACCAGTCGTTATCGGTATCGGGTATGTGATATTTGCCGTTTCCACATTCATTGTAGTTCCGAATATAGATGCTGCGTTCATGACCGACAGGTTCGAGGTTCCCGTGACGTTCATGCTCGTCCCAAAAATCGAGGCGGAATTGAGGGAGGTTAGGTTCATGCTCGTTCCGAAAATCGATGCCGCGTTCAGGGTGGTCACGTTCGTGGTTGACAGGTTCGAGGTTCCCGTGACGTTCAGGGCGCCCCCGAAGAGCGAGACGGCATTCATGACCAAAGCGTTTCCGCTCGTGGAGACGTTCAGGGTCGCAATGTTGCCCAGGGTCCGGACCGTCAAGTTGGTCGCGTTCGCCGTTGCGACGTTCAGGAAGGTTACGTTCGTCGTTGAAAGGTTCGAGGTTCCTGTGACGTTGAGGGCGCCCCCGAAGAGCGAGACGGCATTCATCACCAAAGCGTTTCCGCTCGTGAAGACGTTCAGGGTCGCAATGTTCCCTAGGGTCAGGACCGTCAAGTTGGTCGCGTTCGCCGTTGCGACGTTCAGGGTTGTCACGTTCGTCGTCGAAAGGTTTGATGTCCCAGTGACGTTCATGTTCGTCCCGAAAATCGATGCGGCGTTGAGGGTGGTCACGTTCGTGGTCGAAAGGTTCGAGGTTCCCGTGACGTTCAGGGCGCCACCGAAGAGCGAGGCGGCATTCATCACCAAAGCGTTTCCGCTCGTGAAGACGTTCAGGGTCGCAATGTTCCCTAGGGTCTGGACCGTCAAGTTGGTCGCGTTCGCCGTTTCGACGTTCAGGGTTGTCACGTTTGTCGTCGAAAGGTTCGAGGTTCCCGTGACGTTCAGGACTCCCCCGAAGAGCGAGGCGGCGTTGAGGGTGGTCAGGTTCGAGGTTCCCGTGACGTTCAGGACTCCCCCGAAGAGCGAGGCGGCGTTCAGGGTGGTCACATTCGTGGTTGCCAGGTTCGAGGTCCCCGTGACGTTCATGTTCGTCCCAAAAATCGAGGCGGCGTTGAGGGTTGACAGGTTCGAGATCCCAGTGATGTTCATGTTCGTTCCGAAAATCGATGCCGCGTTCAGGGTGGTCACGTTCGTCGTCGAAAGATTCGAAGTTCCCGTGACGTTCAGGGCGCCCCCGAAGAGCGAGACGGCATTCATCACCAAAGCATTTCCGCTCGTGGAGACGTTCAGGGTCGCGATGTTCCCCAGGGTCGCGACCGTCACCGTTGCGACGTTCAGGGTGGTTACATTCGTCGTCGAAAGGTTCGAGGTTCCCGTGACGTTCAGGGCGCCCCCGAAGAGCGAGACGGCGTTCATCACCAATGCGTTTCCGCTCGTGGAGACGTTGAGGGTCGCAATGTTCCCCAGGGTCTGGACCGTCGCCGTTGCGACGTTCAAAGAGGTTACGTTCGTCGTCGAAAGGTTCGAGATTCCTGTGACGTTGAGACTAGTCAAAATACCCACAGAAGTGATGTTAGTCTGGGTAGATGCGAGTTGGGCCGAAAGAATCAGGCCATTTAGATTGCTCGTCGTCAAGTTGCTCAGACCTGAACCGTTCCCCATGTACAACTGAGATGTCACGACCGTAAGATAACTGCCGTCAACGACAGTCAGTGCGTAATCCGGGCTAGCCGTGGTGTGAATCCCGACGTTACCCTCGGCGTCTATGACCATGGCCAGCGTCTGGAAGTCCCAAAACTCGGCGACGTTGTATATGTGGCCAGGACCTCCTCCCTCGAACTGAACAACCTTGAGCGCGGTCGCAGTACCAGCGTTGTTTATACTCAGGGCGTTACTGACCTGTGTGTTTGTCGCCGTGACTGTGAAGTTGCCCGTGACGACGAGATTCGCAGCCGTGACGTTTCCGAAATTATGAAAACCTGACGTGGCTGACAGGTTTCCGTTTAGGGTCGTGTCTCCCCTGACGGTCAGGTTTTGTGTAAACGTCGTGGACAACACGTTGAGATCTCCAGCTATGTTGCTGTATCCCATCTAATAAACTCTAAGAAGTTAATATAAATTTCGGATCTGGCGCATTTACTCTGAGATATGTCGTATCTAATAACACAGGAGGTCTTGTGGTTTACAAGGCAAACGGAAATGATTTTGTTTGGTCCGGTAACGAAAAGAAGTTTTGGCTCGGAGACGGAACAACTAGCGAAACTTCGCGAGGGGGGTTCCCTTCTCAGGTTGGTAATAGTGAGAATTATATATTGTCGGGCGCACCAGCTATAGGGTCCACAAAAACTTCAGTTGTTCACAAGGCGACGTCAACAACCGCAATTCCAATATATGTAAATGGAGTCATACAAACTCTCGCATCGAATGCTCTTACAATGGGTACAGACCCCGGAAACTTTCTTTACTTTGGCAGGGGTGGACAAGCGGTCAATTATATAGGAAATTTACACGAAATTGAGATATTCAGTACGGCTTTTTCAGATACCGACCGGCTAGCACTCGAGAACTGAACTTAATTCAATAACTGACGTCTAAAAGACTCCTTGAGAGACTCAGATGCTGGGTATTCATCGAGCGTTTTCAGAAGCTTTGCGCGAATCTCTTCGGTGACCTTATCACCTATGATCATAAGGTATGATCTAATCTCAACAGAAAGCGACTCCCATTCAGACCGTGCTGAATCTTCATCACGGTCTGGATGTTCTTTGAGCCAGTTGGCGATCCAATTGTTTGCAGCTCTCTCCATTTTAGTTTTAAAATTTATTTTTTTAAGTTACAACACCGGAGTTATAGTCACCCACGTACCCCCAGCTGGGTTCAGAGTCGGTGCGAGCACCGGAGTATCAACCGCAAAGAGATCTATATAGTAATAATCAGCTGTTGAAGTTGCGTAAAAATCAATGTCGAAAATTTCAGTTGGATTTCGTGTGATGAACGGCATATATCTGTAAACGTACGTCTGATCAGTGCGCGTCGTCACGTCCGACACGTTTGACCCTATTCCCATACCCGTTATATTATCGGACGTCGTTAAGAAAATAGCCTTAATGTTGTAAATTCCTGGTTTATTGAATCTAAAATTCCCATTTGCGGATCTAGACACGAGAGTACTTGACCCTTGTTCGCTGAATGAGCCGAGCCCGAAGGCCAGCGCCTGCCCATAAAGAACTCCCGTATACACAGGAGGCGTGTAATTCAAGGCGAGGCTATAGTATAACGATCCCCCCTCACCTAGAGGAGTTCCTATACTACTAAAGACGTTGCCCGAGACGACAAGATTACCCGTCAAGTATGTGTTTCCGAGAGGTCCCGCAAGAATATTGGATGACACAACAAGGTTACTTACGTTCGCCGTAACCAGATTGGCGCTCAAGGCGTTCATGGTGGTGAGTATTCCAGTCGCCACGTTGAGGGTGCCGATGTTCCCAGTGACCAGATTGGCGCTCAAGGCGTTCATAGTGGAAAACATTCCAAACGCCGCGTTGAGGGTCCCGACGTTCCCAGTGACCAGATTGGCGCTCAAGGCGTTCATGGTAGTGAGTATTCCAGTCGCCACGTTGAGGGTGCCGACGTTCCCAGTGACCAGATTGGCGCTCAAGGCGTTCATGGTGGCGAGTATTCCAGTCGCCGCGTTGAGGGTCCCGACGTTCCCAGTGACCAGATTGGCGCTCAAGGCGTTCATGGCGGTGAGTATTCCAGTCGCCACGTTGAGGGTTCCGACGTTCCCAGTGACCAGATTGGCGCTCAAGGCGTTCATGGTGGCGAGTATTCCAGTCGCCACGTTGAGGGTCCCGACGTTCCCAGTGACCAGATTGGCGCTCAAGGCGTTCATGGTGGTGAGTATTCCAGTCGCCACGTTGAGGGTTCCGACGTTCCCAGTGACCAGATTGGCGCTCAAGGCGTTCATGGTGGTGAGTATTCCAGTCGCCACCACAAGGGTGGTGATGTTCGCCGAGGCTACATTTATAATTGGAATTGAAATAGAAGACGTGTTTATTGCTTCTATATTGGCAGTTCCTACAACATATAGATTAGATCCTGCCGGTGGGTTCGAAAGGGTTCCGATACTGACGCCGTTTCCAAAGGCGACGTTCGCGTCGATAGACGTCCATTGTGTTTTTACATTTGAAACGCTTGTGAGGCGCCCATATTGATCCACGAAAATTTGGGGTATATTGGAAACAGAACCGTACTCACCGGCCGTCACTCCAGTCACTGGCAAATTTGTATTCTGAATTGTATTTGTGAAGAAAATGTTAGTCGTCGTGACCGCATTTGACACGTATGCATTTCCTATAACGTGAAGGTTCGCGGTCGGTACAAAAGTTGCGCCAATTCCTACATAATTTGAATAATAAATAGTATTTCCGGAATTACTTGTCCATTGTGTGGCGACGTTAGATGCCGCTGTGATCCGGCCGTACTGATCAACAGTCACGCTCGATACATTGTCCCGTGACCCGTACATGCCCGCCGAGACGCCGCTCGCGGGAAGAACGCCGGTTGAGATGGTGCCTGTAAGATTGGCAGCGGGTACATTGGATAAACCTGACGCGTTTGAACTTATCAATAATCCATCGACGCGGAGTCCCGTCAAAGTACCAACAGATGTGATATTTGGCTGAGCCGGCTGAACGACTGAATTGGCGGTCGCGAGCGTTTCTGTAATGGCGTTGGCGTGGATACCAAAAAGACCCTCACCGTCGCCACTTATTGTGCCTGCTACGAGCGACCCTGTGACCGACAGACTTGTGAGAGTCCCCACAGATGTTATGTTTGGCTGGGCCGGGTTAGTAACGCTCCCGGCCGTGTTTGCGTAGTTCAAAGTTCCAGTAAGATTTGAAACCTGTATATTCGACAGTACATTTCCACCTCCAATAAATAAAGAAGCCGAAACGTTCCCCGATGAGTAAAGACCCGTAAGGGTTCCCACGGAGGTTATGTTGGTTTGGGACGGATCAGTAACGCTCGTGGCGACGTTGGCCGCCGCCACATTGCCCACCAGGTTTGAGGAATTTATGGTTGAAATTCCAGAACCGTTGGAGGCGATGAGCAACCCTTGAATATTGAGACCGGTAAGGGTTCCCACTGAGGTTATGTTGGTTTGTGACGGGACAGTAACGCTCTGGGCCGTTCCTACAGTGCTGAAGACATTTGACCCATTTATGTTTGAAATTCCAGAACCGTTAGAGGCGATCATCAACCCCTGAATGTTGAGACCGGTCAGAGTTCCCACCGAGGTTATGTTGGTTTGTGCTGGATCAGTAACGCTCTGAGCCGTTCCTACAGTGCTGAAGATATTTGAACCATTTATGTTTGAAATTCCAGAACCATTGGACGCGATGAACAACCCCTGAACTGTAAGACCGGTCAGGGTTCCCACCGATGTTATATTGGGTTGTGACGGGGCAGTAACGCTCAGAGCCGTTCCAACCGTGCTGACGATATTTGAACCATTTATGTTTGAAATTCCAGAACCGTTGGAGGCGATCAGCAATCCCTGAACTGTAAGACCGGTCAGGGTTCCCACTGAGGTTATGTTGGTTTGGGCCGGATCAGTAACGCTCTGAGCCGTTCCTACAGTGCTGACGATATTTGAACCATTTATGTTTGAAATTCCAGAACCGTTCGAGGCGATCAGCAATCCCTGAATTGTAAGACCGGTCAGGGTTCCCACCGAGGTTATGTTGGTTTGTGACGGGACAGTAACGCTCAGAGCCGTTCCCACCGTGCTGACGACATTTGAACCATTTATGTTTGAAATTCCAGAACCGTTTGAGGCGATCAGCAAACCCTGAACTGTAAGACCGGTCAGAGTTCCCACTGAGGTTATGTTGGGTTGTGCTGGATCAGTAACGCTCAGGGCCGTTCCTACAGTGCTGACGATATTTGACCCATTTATGTTTGAAATTCCAGAACCATTCGAGGCGATGAGCAAACCCTGAATATTGAGACCGGTCAGGGTTCCCACTGAAGTTATGTTGGGTTGTGCCGGATCGGTAACGCTCGTTGCGACGTTAGCCGCCGCTACATTGCCCACCAGGTTTGAAGAATTCAGGTTTGAAATTCCAGAACCGTTAGAGGCGATCAGCAAACCCTGAATTGTAAGACCGGTCAGGGTTCCCACCGATGTTATGTTGGTTTGTTCCGGAATAGTAACGCTTAGGGCCGTTCCAACCGTGCTAACGACATTTGAACCGTTGATGTTTGAAATTCCAGAACCGTTGGAGGCGATCAGCAATCCCTGAATTGTAAGACCGGTCAGGGTTCCCACCGAGGTTATGTTGGTTTGTGACGGGACAGTAACGCTCATGGAGACATTTGCCGCTGCTACATTGCCCACCAGGTTTGAAGAATTTAGGTTTGAAATTCCAGAACCGTTTGAGGCGATCAGCAACCCCTGAACTGTAAGACCGCTCAGGGTTCCCACGGAGGTTATGTTGGGTTGTGCCGGATCAGTAACGCTCAGAGCGGTTCCTACGGTGCTGACGACATTTGAACCATTTATGTTTGAAATTCCAGAACCATTGGACGCGATGAGCAACCCCTGAACTGTAAGACCGGTCAGGGTTCCCACTGAGGTTATGTTGGGTTGTGCCGGATCAGTAACGCTCAGAGCCGTTCCTACAGTGCTGACGACATTTGAACCATTTATGTTTGAAATTCCAGAACCATTGGACGCGATCAGCAAACCCTGAACTGTAAGACCGGTCAGGGTTCCCACCGATGTTATATTGGGTTGTGACGGGGCAGTAACGCTCATGGCGACGTTAGCCGATGCTACATTGCCCACCAGGTTTGAGGAATTTATGTTTGAAATTCCAGAACCGTTGGAAGCGATGAGCAATCCCTGAACTGTAATACCGGTCAGGGTTCCCACTGAGGTTATGTTGGGTTGTGCCGGGTCGGTAACGCTCAGGGCCGTTCCTACAGTGCCGACGACATTTGAACCGTTAATGTTTGAAATTCCAGAACCATTGGAGGCGATCAGCAAACCCTGAATATTGAGACCGGTCAGAGTTCCCACAGAGGTTATGTTGGGTTGTGCCGTGTCGGTAACGCTCAGGGCCGTTCCTACAGTGCTGACGACATTCGATCCGTTAATGTTTGAAATTCCAGAACCATTGGAGGCGATCAGCAACCCTTGAATATTGAGACCGGTCAGGGTTCCCACGGAGGTTATATTGGGTTGTGCTGGATCGGTAACGCTCATTGCGACCTCTGCCGCTGCTACATTGCCCACCAGATTTGAAGAATTCAGATTTGAAATTCCAGAACCATTGGAGGCGATCAGCAACCCTTGAATATTGAGACCGGTCAGGGTTCCCACGGAGGTTATGTTGGTTTGCGCCTGTACAGTAACGCTCTGAGCCGTTCCTACAGTGCTGACGACATTCGATCCGTTAATGTTTGAAATTCCAGAACCATTGGATGCGATCAGCAACCCCTGAATTGTAAGACCGGTCAGGGTTCCCACGGAAGTTATGTTGGGCTGTGCCGGGGAAGTAACGCTCTGAGCCGTTCCTACCGTGCCGACGACATTTGAACCGTTAATGTTTGAAATTCCAGAACCATTGGAGGCGATCAGCAACCCCTGAACTGTAAGACCGGTCAGGGTTCCCACTGAGGTTATGTTGGGTTGTGTCGGGGAAGTAACGCTCTGAGCCGTTCCTACAGTGCTAACGACATTCGATCCGTTAATGTTTGAAATTCCAGAACCGTTACCAATATAAAGACTGGCGAGTACTGAATTTAGGTTTGAAATTCCAAAAACATTTAGGGTGGCGGAACCAAAGACGGTTGCTGAATTTACGTACAAAGTTGAAACGTTCAGAGTATCGGTGATGTTTGCCGAACCGAGAACGTACAAGTTCGAGCCTACAGGTGGTGCGCTCAGGGTTCCGATGGACACACCGTTTTGGTAAGCCACATTTCCGTCAACGGTTGACCACTGTGCCGCAATATTCGAAGCGGCCGTCACAATGCCGTACTGGTCGACTGTAATCTGCGATATGTTTGCACTCGAGCCGTACGTACCGGCGACGACCCCACTTGGTGGCAAATTTGTGTTTGAAATTGTTCCAGTTATGTTCGACGCATTTAAAATAGCCAACCCATAGCCGTTACCGTAATATGTACTAGAGACGATGGTTGTTGTGTTTATCACTCCCCCAATATTCAGTGAATTGTAAATGATATTTCCATAAACTTGACCAGCAACGAACAAGCTTCCTGTGAAGGTTCCGTCAACGGAGATTATGTTACCCGCGATGACGTTTCCCGTTGTGTCTAAGAGGTTTGAAGTAATTATGACGTTCGATGGCGGGCAGACGCAGGCAGGTGGCCCGCCATTCGCGATGCTGTCACACATCCCGCCATTCGCGATGCTGTCACACATCGTCTATCTGTTTTTTACGGATATTATTATCAAAACACCCACAATAGCAACTCCTCCTATGATCATCATTTTGGTATGATCACCACTGTTCCAAGGGACGGGAGGGGGGAGGCTTTCTGGGCGTTCGAGCTCAACTGGGATTTGAACCGTTTTGAATTTTAGGAGAAACATATTGCGACCAGCAACCAGCAAGTCTCCACTGTTCGGCTGACGCCACGATATGGTCAGCCTGTCCAACTTGTCGATGCGCGCAGGATACACGGTGCTGATGCGATAATTGGCATTGTAAAACTCATCGCATCCTGAAATTTTGATTGGAATTGTGGCAAAAGATCCATCGAATGCATTGGATGTCAGTGTTAAGACATTTGACTGCGCTCCTGATAGATTCAGTGCATCGGCGCAGAGGTGCGTGGGCGTTCTGAGTTCCGCCACGTCGAGCGTGACGAACTGAGAGGCGACGAGATTGGGCAGCTGGGCAGAAACCAACTCAACCTCGGTGATATTCAAGATTGGGTTGGTAAGGTGGAGTGTATAACTGTTTGAATTTGGCCAGAGAGTCTGGTTTCTATTATTTGAGTCGACGTACACGATGTACTCCATATAAAGTACCATCAGACAATTTGTCCACCATACTGGCACACGTTTGGCTTGGCGCATGTGAAACGAAAAGCCAAGAAAGTCGGGCCAGCCTCAGTAGGATCTACTATCAGGTTACCGTTAAAGTCGTACATGGCAATGGAAAGCTTTTCCAGTTGCCGAATAGGTTCTATGAAATTAACATCCGTGGGGTAACCTGAACCACTTGCGGTGTAAACTGTACGTGCGTACTGCTGGTCGCCTGGAATCGTAGCAAAAGAGGTGTTCAGATACTGGATATTTGAAATTGGAGTCGAGACCCCTCCTTGTGTCGATACTTGGCCAGCAGAACTCAGGGTATATTCGAGGGTCGCGCGATCGTTGAATTTTGAAACAAGTTCTTTGACGTGAATATATATAACAGCTGAAGCGTTTACGTTGAACGGAAGGACAGCCATAAGGAGTTCCGCTTTTACCACATTTTTCAAGGGGATGTTGATATAAGATACAAAATTGGTGTTTGATGTTGAAGTTCGTGTAGAGTCAACACGAACAGTGTAAACCTCTGTGTCACACATTTAATTTAGGTCGAGATTTTAAAAAAGTTGGAATCACGAGTGTTGCGCACTCGGTCTTTTAGGTCCGCTCAAGCAGAGAGCCGCCGATGCCGTTCTCGATGGAAAAGTCGCGAATCTGAGAGCGAACCATGTCGCCGTCGCCGCACAGGCCACCTGCGGTCATGCCGCGCGTATAGTAAGCCGCATCCGCTGAGGGGCCTGGGGTGCACTCCAGCGACGAAGGAATCTCCGTCAGGCTGGTGGGTCCCTTGGACGCCTCCGGGCCGCTCGTGGTCACTAGGGGGGCGGCCGTGTACGTCTCGTATGTGCTGCCGCGGCCCTGGACGAGCATGACCAGGATAGCCACGAGGAGACCGATGATCACAGCCTGAGTAAAGATCTTTCCAATTTTCAATGCCATTTTATAATTCGCTAATATTTTTTTAGTGCGTTAAAGATTCCGAGTTCCTTTCTTAAAAGATTCCAGAGATGGAGACCACTATGACATTCGACGGCCCTATGGATATGAACGACGACGAGTCCAAGCTTCTTGACGAAATCTCAATTCAGGTTCCGACTCGGAAGACCGTTCCTCTGCGTGCCAAGCCTGCTCGCCCCAGTCCATTTGCGAAGCGGGCGCCTGGGCCATCAGAGTCTATGGCTGCCGCTGATGACGTGGGGATGGACATGTTCATGAATCCTGGGAAGCGCACCGCGCCACCTCCTCCAATGCCTGAGGAGTTTGATGACGGGGAGGAAATGGAGGATGATGGGTTCGGTGGTCAGGACGGCCCTCAGCAGCAGTTCCAGGGAGGGGGCGACCAGGTGCCCTCTGAGGGATACAAGACGATTGAGGACGAGAAGGCTGACTTGTTGAACAAGATTACTCGCCTGATCAAAAAGGGAATTCAGGCAAGCGCCCGTCTGACCATTTACTCGGACATTGAGGAGATTCGTACCGAGTACAAGCGGATGACGTATAGCATCGAGGCTGATCGCTCCATCAAGTTTCAGCGCCGGATGATGATTGCTTGTGTGACTGGCCTGGAGTTTCTGAACGACAAGTTTGATCCTTTCGATCTGGAGCTGAACGGCTGGTCCCAGAATTGTATGGAGAACGTCGAGGATTACGATGGCGTCTTTGAGGAGCTTTACAACAAGTACAAGACCAAGGTTCAAGTGGCACCCGAGGTGAAGCTGATCATGATGGTGGGCGGCTCGGCAATGATGTTCCACCTGACGAACAGCATGTTCAAGGCGGCGGTTCCAAACGTCACACAGGTCATGAAGCAGAACCCGGAGCTGATGCGCAACATGGTTGACGCCGTCCAGCGTTCACAGGGCGCGGGCCCGGCGTCGAACGAGCCACCAGCAGGCGGCCTCCGTCGTGAGATGCGCGGACCGGGAATGGACTTTGGATCTCTGATGGGAATGATGGGCCCACCTCCAGCTCAGATGAGCCGTCCACCCCGCGACGACGACGACGTTTCCGACATTGTGAGCATCGATGCAGGAGATCCAGACACGCGCGAGGTGGCAGTGAAGGGCAAGGGAAAGGCGAAGAGCAAGAAGAAGGAGGTTTCATTGTAAGCGTAGCTAAAAAACTTCTAAACACTAAGTAATGGCAGTGGCCTTTGCGCCATTCGAAGAAAATGAAGCCGCTCCAGTACGGCCTCAGAGTCTCTTAAATAAAGAAACGGTACTTCCAGTCGCAGACAACACCGAGTGTAATTACGTGGTCATGGGCTTTGTTTTTGGGGTGTTTCTCTTGGGCATCGTGGACTCTATCAGAAATTAAAACAAACACATCCCCTTTCCAAAAACCTCTGTAGGTTTCTCTGGTCGGTCACTAATGACCTCGAACCCCCCCTCCCTATAAACCTTTAGCCGTTTGCGATACATGGCGAAAAACACGGACCAATGGTCGGCAATGTCGAAAATCAGTGGATCATTCACTTTGCCCTTCGTTTCCCGCATAATACGTCCAATAGATTGCTTGATGTCGCTCTTGGGAGTTGATAAGATGACAGTGTCAAGCGCTGGAATGTCCAGGCCCTCGTGAGCCAGCTGAAAGGTGGCGACCACGATGGGGGCCCGGGAAGACTCTTCTAGATCCGCCTCCTTCATGCCGCCTACATACAGCTTCGCTTTAGAGCCGAGCCTATTTTGTAAGTAAAAGCAATGTTCACGCCGGTCGGAAAGTATCAGTACTCTCCTCCCTTCTGCGAGGGCACTTTCAGCCGTCTGAACGATGAGGTTGTTCCGAGCCTCGAGTTCAGTGACGACGTTGATCATACCAGGCATGTTAAGCTGTCCAAAGCGCGTTACGGGTGGGGACTCTTTGAATGCTTCATCCATATAGTTAAGCGTCTGGACCTTTGTCGTCCCTTGGTTGACCCTCTCAACCTTGAAGAACTCGGGACCAAGGAACCAGTACAAGAGCCTCGTGAGCCCGTCTTTTCGTTCTGGCGTCGCAGTAAGTCCGAGAGTGAACTTTGGACAAATCTTGAACATGAATTGTGAAAAGGCGGGTGCACCAATGTGATGAGCCTCGTCAATAATCAGGAGGCCTATGGAGTCGAAAGCCTTTTTTTCAAATTCTCGCATACACATCGTCTGAATCATGGCAATGACGAAATCCTTTTCAATGTCAAAAACGTCACCCTGAACACGGCCGATGGTGGCACCTGGACAAAACTCCTTGATCTTTTCTACCCACTGATTAGCCAAGAACTCCTTGTGGACGACAATCATGGTCCGAACCTTCAGGTGCGCCGAAAGAGCTAGCGCGACGGTGGTTTTACCAAAGCCGCATGGAAGCGAGAGAACACCGCCACCCGTTTCTTCAAAGGCTTTTGTTCCAGCTGAAAAAGCTTCAGGTTGTCGTGTCGCGTCTCGTAGGCATCCATTGAAAGCAATCCCAGGAGCCCCAGCGCAAACAGGGCGGGTATCTCTGGGGGGCGGCCCGAACTTCCCGATGCCATAATAGCGTGGGACGACCAGAGATTGTTCACCTTTAACTTGCCTGAAAACCTTGAAAGAGGGCCCGAACCCGGGACCAATGCCATGTTGGGTCTGTGGTCTAACAGTCAGGTCACGCTTTATTTCAGGGGAATTTTCTGGATGGACGTAACCGTTCCTGCACAACATATTCTTACTCTATATAAGATGCCGAGCTTTAACACTTCAACGGGATGCTTCGGAACCTTGTGCCCGCCTTTCACGACAGATTCACAGTTGGATAATTATACTACTGCTATTAGGGCGGCAATAGATTCTGGAAATTCAACTGTAAAAGCCATAACGAGTTTAAATTTAGCACAGACTCCAGACTTGACGAATCCAGATTGGACGGGTGCGACCATGGAGATGTCTGGAAATAATTTACCATCAGTGGGTGTGTGGCAAATAGCAGGATCTACCAAAGCCGTAGTTTATACTAATTCTTCAGGCACTTCTGTATTTTCATACAAAAATGATCCAGGGAATATGATCCAACTCGCTTCTGGTGGGTCGAAGATTTCAGGCGCCCCTACAGGGGGTTCACCTTCTCTACCAATCACACCCACTAGCGTTTCATCGGGAAGTCCACCCTCTCTAGCGGTCACGTCCACTAGCGTGTCCTCGGAAACTCCATGGTGGGTATGGTTGATTGTAGCGTGTGTATTTATTATGTGTTTAGGAGGCGTCGGTTTCATGATTTCAATGAGGAGAGGATAAAATGTGTGACGCCGTCCCAAACCTTTTTTTCAATTTCAATTTCAATTTCATCACCCTTCTGAAGTTCCTGAACCGTCTTCAGACCTTCAATCCGGCACATGACTCTTCCGTACCTGAATGGAACTTTGATGCGGGTCACGCAGCCTTTTATCATGACCTCTAGGTACTTGCGTCCGTCCCAGTCATAGTAGGGTGTGTGGACCACCCCTTTCATATCTCAAAAGTGCTTTTAATTTTTTTATCAGTACAAAGTAGGATGGCATATGACCCCAAGACAAATTACGATATAGGTGGGTTAGGTCCAATAAAAGGGTGGAATGACCTGTACTGGAATTCTGGTTTCAATGATAATCAGGCGAGTCTCGCGTGTGACACGTTCGCGCAGTGTCAGGGGTACGTTCTCGATAACAGTGGCGCCTTGTGGCTGCAAGGAGCTGGACGGCGCGCCGGAACCAATCCCAATCAGAAAAACGGAGACAAGAAGAACCCGCCACCTATTGCCAAATATACAGGCAAGCCCATTACGGCTGCAACATCTATTGAACACGGCGCAAGGGCTCAAGATTCTGCAAACGGGAGTAACTGCGGTGGCTTCAATGGCTATGGTGATTGGAAGGGCAAACCACTCCAGGGTTTTGGTGCCAATTACAACGGCCAGTGCCCTTCGTCATTTATTCTAAGTTATTGCCCGCCCGAGCTTGGTCGGCCCGTCGCTGGTAATTATGCAAATAGAGACGGCACTGCGTGTAATTCTGGAGGTGCAGGATGTTCCGGTGGTTCATTGACTTCCGATTTGCTTCGTAAATGCGACTATTCTTCAATGAACATGGCAAAGTTCATAAACGCTGGTATTTTCAACGAAAATCTCGGAACTCAGATTCTTACAGATGCGTCATGGGCTCAAGCCAAACTTGATTATTGTTCATTAGCGGCCAACATCGACACATCTGAGTGTAAAAATTATTTCAGCGACTCAAGAACCGGTACATCCTGGAACACTGTGAAGCTTGGTTTTTGCGCTGGCACATCTACAGGAACAGAACCCACGTGTCTGACGACAATCAATAATGTATTCAAAAGCACATTGTCAAGAGACGACGTGAATAAACAGGTGGCGAGTAACCTCGTGAGGAACTTTTGTGCTGCAGACCCTACCAGCGATAAATGTGCATGCTGGAACGCTACACAAAACGGCTACAATTGTATTTCAGATGCATCCAAATCAACTTTACCAGGGTGTGTAGCATTGAAGAGAGATTTTGGAAGCTTGCCGAGTTCTGCGTCCGTCGTGTCCGCTGACACCTTCTGCGCGTCGAACGATTGTGTCGGTCGCGCTCTTCAAGACGCCGTGTTCATGCCTGCGGCGCGTGCTCCTTCTCAATCGTGCCCTAGTATTCAGGCCTGTATCCAAAGTTTCAACAACGCCAATCTGACGGGTGCACAGATAGATGCATCCTGTGAACAAACTCTCAATATCACTCCTGGGACGACTCCGTCAGGGACGACCCCATCAGGGACGACTCCCACGACGACCCCATCAGGGACGACTCCCACGACGACTCCATCGGGGACACCTACGACGACTCCATCAGGGACACCCACGGCGCCCGACAGCAAGGAAGGCTTGTGGTCACTGGATGCAATTCCAGGAGTGAACACAAAACCTAAACAAATTGGATTTATCCTATGTATATTGTTTTTTTGCTGCTGCTGTCTAGTAATCATAGGATTTGCTGCGATGAGCGGTGGTGGCGGCTCTGCTGCTCCGGCTGCTCCGGTGGGCCCATCCGCTGCTAATTTAGCGCAAGAAAGAATGGCATATGCTATTAATTCAGCGCAAGGAAGACTCGGCGCATTGCTTTCTAAAGTTTAACCGTACCGCGATTTGGCGATATTGGCACCAGCGGCAGTCGCATTCTGTCCAGCAGGGCTCAGCATGAAGGCGAGTACGCCGCAGCATAGGACACAGACAATGCACGCAATGATACCCCAAATACCAGTCAGACCCTTGAACACCGAGTCCACGAGGTCGTTGAGGCCCTGAGTCTCCTGCTTTGCCGTTTGTTTGACGGTAGTATCAGTGGTATTATCGGCAATGACGGAAGTCATGGCCTTGGTCAATGCGTCGGCGACCCCCTTTGCGGTAACATTTGCAACAATGTTCTGGTCCGCTACAAAGTCGCATCCAGTTTGATCCTTTGACGAACACGCACCTGGAGTTCTATATGCTGGATCGCATTCATACTTGAGTTTAGGTGAAGCTAGATTCTGGATATTATTGGCGTTTGCGAAAATATTCTGAACCGTGCTGGACTTCATGGTGGTTTCTATGATGTTGTTAACCTTGGTTTTCAGGTCGGTGGTGGCCGATGCGCTATTCGCGACAGACGGCGCCAGGAAGCCGCTCTTCTGTGCAGCGGCGTTGTCTATCGCCGTTGTTGCATCATTTTTTAATTTGGCGGTGAGGTCGTTGATGTTTTGGGTTGTCATCTGACCAGACGCCACCACGGTGGAATTTATAGACTGAATGAAGGCTGCTCTGCATTTGATGAATTCGGCCCCGGAAAAGTCCATGTTTTGACTGTTCAGAGATGAGGCCTGGACTTGCTGAGAGTTCTCAGATACGAAAGAGTTTGTCGTCTTGTTGAAGAACTCGTTCGTCTGCTGGACGGAGCTCTTGGACTGATTACCACCCATTTACTTTTACTCGAGAAATATTTCTCAGATAATAAAAATGAAGTTTGGCGCCAAAGACATTATAATAGCGTTCTTACTGGTTTTAGTTGCGATTGTTATTTTTGGGCGTAAAATGAGTTTCGCCGACGCGATGACATCCCCGGCTCCATCTCCAGACACCTATGACGCCACCGGTATGCCATCTGGAGCCATCCTCCCAAAGACGGCGGAAGAGGTGTGCTCTACGAAATACGGGGACGGGTGGATTGATTTTTCCCCAATGTTATGCAAAAAGATATAAAGATACCCCCCCAATAGCTCACATTCGCGGGAGTACTTCAGCCAAAAAAGTAGGACGACACCTGCACTCGGGACGCGTAAAAAATGTTAAAGAATAGTACAGATGATGATGAAACGCCAAGATATCATAATCATTGCTCTCTTGGCGGTTATCGTTTTCTTGCTTATTTTCAGGGTGAGCAGGTCGTACTTTTCCCCAGCTCCCGAAATGGCGCCCGAAACGGCTCCCGAACCGGCTCCCGAAATGGCTCCCGAAACTACATACACACTTGAACACGTTGGCCACGCCAGACAGCTTTTTTCCAAGGGGGGGCGCAAAGATATCGATGTAGCAGTCGAACTCATCCAGATGGGCGTTACTCCGGATGATGCTCTTAAAGTTATCGCCGAAGCAAAGGGGAAGCCTGCCAAAATCACGACTTAGCAACGCACTTGTTTGACGCATTTGACGCCGTGAAATAATCTGAATTTGGACACGTGAGAGAAGAAATAGTCGCCGCTTTGGCTGCACACCTGTTGTTTACAGGGTCGGCATTGTAAGCCGAAGGACACCCCGTGACTGTTGCCACCGTTCCTGTAATGGCCTTACACTTGTTATTTGGTAGGTCTTTAGAGTAACCCGCTGGGCACGTGAAATCCGTAATGGACACCGCCTTGGCCCTACACACCCTATTTGGGAGGTCAGGCTCGTAACCTGCAGGAAAACTACAGTCGATTGAAGTTGGTGTACCTGTCGAAGCAGTGCATCTATTGTTGGGAACGTCTTTATTATAACCATTGGGGCACGTGATATCAGTCGCTGCCGCGTAACACGTCGTTGAGCGAGCGGGGCAGTATGTTGCCAATCCAGCATCTGAACATTTCGTATTCTGTATTCCGTCAGCGGTACGACAATAAGCCTCCTTAATTGCTCGAGCGTCGTTTGAAGTTATCCTATATTGGGAATTTGTCATGTCGTCCCAGCGAGCGTTCACGTCAAACGGGACTTGTTCAATTATAAATGATGAAATTTTATCTGCCATCCCCATAGCGCTCAGCTGACCGCCATTGATGGATGCTGGTCCCATGTAAATGCCGGTCGAATCTCCTGACCCTTGCTGCCACTGTCCGGCAAAGTCCTTATCCGTGTAGTGACTAAAACCGATGAATTTGTACCCGAGTGGAATTATAATACTTGCCGTTCGGTCTTCGCCACCAAACCCACCATTTCGCACCCCTCTCCCATGTTCCCAACGCTCCCCGTCAAAATTTCCTCCGTCATAAAATGATACTTTGGTTTCCGGATTTTCTAGCACACTCGGTTGGTTCGGCTTGTGGGCTGAGGCTACCGGCCCGCGCGTGTTGCGTTGGAAGTAGGTGAGACCGCCTACGTTATAGAGGGGTTGCGTGCCACTCTTTAGCCAGCCACCGCCCCCTCGGTTATTGTCCGGTCCTTTACCGTTGGCTCGATTCATAAATCCTGGACAATCGTCATATTGATCACAAACAAAAGCCATTGCGTCAGCATTCAACCAATTAATATGAACCCTGGTAGGGCCCCTGGCGTCGGTGTTCCCCGACTCGCCATAACCAGCAGGCATCTTTACTTAATCGAAATATAAAAATTGTATTAACAATTACATGCGGGGCAGCCGGCGCCAAGAGCCACTCGCGCATCTGGACACGACACAGTCTTGACGCAGGCCTGGCTTCCAATAGCGTTTCCACCGGCGTAGGTGTAACCGGCTGGGCATGTACCCCCGGAGGGTGTAGTCGTCGGAGGTGAAACGATACACTTCTGCTGAGCTTGATCCCAAGTGCCTACATTACACGAAACAGTGCCCGTGCGAGTCGCCGGCTCAATTCTACACCCTGCATTTTGAGACCAGGCTATTCCTTGAACAGAACAAGAACCCGGGTAGCTTGGTGCTACTTCGGCCTGAGAGTTGGTACATCCACTCGCAGTCCATGGGTTGCCCGAAGGATTGCAAGTTCCTCCAATGTTTGTCGTGTGAATCGACGGGGTCACTCCACACCCAGACGCGGCGCTCCATGTGACTCCAGAATCAGAACACGAACCACCCTTGGGGGTTCTATCTGCGCACCCAATTGCGGTGTAGCGGTACTGATTCACAAGTATATTACAAGCTGTAGCCGACGCTGCACCGTTGGGATTGTCCGGGAACTTTAGAGGACGCGTTTGAAGAACGTATGGGCGACCGTCACCGGCGTTACCATCACAGTTGAACGGCGGCACCGCCTTGCCATCGGGTCCTGTAACGTCTGTCCACCCGTCGAGTTTGTACACAGACGGATCACAGCACGACGTTTTATTACACTCTTCTGTTTCAACGTCCCCTGTTTTCTTGGGGCACGCTTTACCACCGTTTGCGGCGTCTTTCGTAATTGTGTATCTTCTGGTCCTCGTGCCTCCTCCGCACCCCTTGCTACAACCTGTCCACACATCCCAATCGCCTACACAGTCGACCGGGCCCGGGCATGGCGAAAGGCCTAGACAGTCTCTTTCTTCGCTATATCCGTCACCATAAGGGCAAGACTTTCCGGACCCAGCAGATTTCGTTGTCACCTTGTATTTGCGAGTTTGCTTACCGGTTCCACATGTCGGGCACGAAGCCGACCATCCATCTGGGTTGCTCGCTGTGACGCCTTCCCATCCTCCGACGCAGTCCACACCACAAGGAGCCAGAACACACGCTTTCGTCGCCTTGCCTACAGTGTCGCATTCTTTCCCTCCGTTCTTGGCGGGTGTCGTGATTTCATACGTATCAAGACCTGTACCACATGTAACGTTGCACCCGACCCAACTGCCGACGCAGTCAACTGGACATTCCTGTTGGTTACACGGCTGCGAATCGGTGGATGGACCACACGCAAGTCCGTTATATGTGGGCTGCGTTTTTATCGTCCGAGTACGCGTCTGAGTTCCTCCGTTACATTTTGCACTACAAGTCCCCCAGGCTGTCCATGGGTTTTGTTCACAGTCAACTGGACAATCCTGTACGTTGCACGCCTGTTTATCTTCAAGTGTTGGACACGCTGTACCACCGTTTGCGGCCGGAATCTCGACCGTTCTAGTGCGCACCATAGTTCCACCACCACATGGCTTTGAACACTCCCCAAGGGGTCCCCAGTCTGAAACTTTACAGTTTACTATATTTGAGGGAACGGGAGTGGTGGATGGGGTAGCAGCGGGCGTTCCTCCTCCTACGGTAGGCGTTCCTCCTCCGGCAGCAGGCGATCCTCCTCCTGCAGCAGGCGCTCCTCCTCCTCCTCCGGCAGCAGGAGCTCCTCCTCCTGGGCTAGCTTCACAATCCATACCAAAGTCTGGACACGCCACACCAGATCCCCAAATCCCTAGTATAGTCCCTATACACACTAAAACGCAACACACCACGGCTGCGATGATGACGCCGGTGCTCACCATTAATAGTTGGCTTATATTTTTTTTAGTTTAAGAGACTGGGCGCTCAGATAGCAATGAAGATCATCTTCTGTATGCCCGGTCGCTCGTACTCGCGGGACTTTCTGTTGGCATGGTCTGATCTCCTGATGCAAACGAATTCGCGTGGGCATCAGGTGATGATTAGTCAGCAGTACTCAAGTGTCGTACACTTTGCCCGAGCCAAGTGCCTCGGTGGCGACGCTCTCAAGGGTGCGGCCCAGAAGCCGTTCCAGGGCAATGTGGAGTACGATGTGATGATGTGGATCGATTCTGATATGGTGTTCAAGCCCGAGGACTTTTTCGCACTTCTGGAGAGCCCTCACGACGTGACGGCCGGTCTCTACATGATGGAGGATCTCCAGCACTTTGCAACCGTCAAGGATTGGAACGAGGATTTTTTCAAAAAGACGGGATCTTTCAAGTTTCTTCGGCCAGACGACGTCGTCGGCGCACCACAGTACGTACCCGTGGCGTATACGGGTATGGGCTGGATGATGATTCGCAAGGGGGTTGTGGAGAGCATCAAGTACCCGTGGTTCTATAGTCCACTGCAGACGGTCGGTGATCTCGTGGATATGAATTCAGAGGATGTTTCTTTCTGCCGAGCGCTCAGCGATGCTGGTCACCCAATCCACATCGACACGCAGATTCGTGTAGGCCATCAGAAGCTCATGATAATTTGAAAAATTACTTGTAGTACGGCTCCACTTCGTAGTAAGACGTTGTGGGAACGCCCGCAGTCGGCACCGTCGGTACTCGGAGGATGCCAATCTGACTGGGAGACAGCGCGGAGGTCCAGAAATAGAAATTCGCAACCTTCACAGTTCCGGTCAGCGGCCCGCTAGGGGCCCAATACCATTTGTCATTTGCTGCATCCGGCCAATAGAACTTTCCAGTGAAACTGGCTTCTGTCGAGCCGTTTCGATAAACTGTAGCAGTTCCGTTGTTCACACTAATAGTAATATTGACCCACTGGTTCGTCGGAAGACCCTGGGCGCTCGATGCGTGGTGTCGCGTAATTGTACTGCCTTGTTTCCCGGCGTGTTCTACCAGAAGACGCGTGCTGTTTTTATAAAACTCGACGAATGGCAGGCGGCCATTTGGTTTGGGTTTTGCACCGTCCCAGTTGTCTAACGCTCCGTGTGTGAATATAGCATTCCAGTTGGTTTGGGTTGCCGAGACGTAAACATCGAATGAAATCGTGTACATGGGGGTGGTCTGGGTGGCATATCCCGTCGGTTTCGTCTTGAACTCGGTGGCGTTCGTGTATTTGGAAATATCCAATGGCTCCGACTGAATCTTCTGGCCAGTTGACCACACGAGCTGACGAGGATCTGTAGGTGGCGGCACAGGAGCCGGAGCCGCCATCACAGTGGGAGCCGGAGCAGGAGATGCCCGAGGAGCCATCACAACGGGAGCAGGCGCTGGAGATGCCCGAGAAGCAGGAGCAGGCGCTGGAGATGCCCGAGAAGCAGGAGCAGGCGCTGGAGATGCCCGAGAAGCCGGAGCCGCACGAGGAGCCATCAGAGCAGGCGCTGGACTGGGAGCCGTCATCACAGCGGGAGCCGCCATCCTGATAGATGGGACGCGATTCATTATCCACCACACCGCCCCCGCAACAAGTAGCAGCACAAATACTACAAGACCGATAGGCATCCCTGTCTTGGGTGGAGGGGGAGTCAAACTAAAAGAATTCAGCGATTCCATATAATTCTATTCAAGATTAAATTCCGCCGTCAATTTACTTGTATGTGGGCGGCGGTGCCGGTGAGGTGTAGGAGTTTTCATTCTTCTTTTTATTCCACGCGTTCATTTGCTTTAGAAGCTCGTCGGGGATTGGCGGCGGTTTGCCCTTGAATTCGTTTGGGACACACGCTTGGCATTTCATATCGGGTGTGGTTCCTTCAACTCCCGTTCCACTCGGGCACTGCGCACCAAGAGGCACCGTCTGTACTTTATTTGTTTTTAAAAAGCTTATATATTCAGGAATAAATGGAGCGTCGCCTTGAAAGATACTTTGAAGTGAGGGCTTTATACACGATTCGTCAAACTGGATGACCGGAGGAGCTGGAGTAGGTGCGACTGGAACTGGAGGAGGTGGGACTACAACTGGATATTTCCGCGTCGCCATGACCACGCCAACAATTACGCCGATAATGACCAATATCGCTATAACAATCATAGCAACTGGAGGCCCGCTGGTCGGTGCCGGTGGAGCGAGTTCAGCCATCTTATTTTAAGTTAAACTCGGAAATTAATTCTTCTAAATTTCTATAGTACCGTGCAAGGTCCTTCTTGAACCTCGCATCCTGTTTGGCTCCCGTCTTGACCAGCCAAGCAAGATTCGCCTTTGAGTACTTTGTCCGAGTCTGGTTGTCGGTCGGTTTGCGTGGCGCCACCTTCTTAACCTTCGGGGGCCGGGTGGAATCCGAAGGATCCGCTCCCGGCCGCTTGTCTATAAAACTCAGTGCTTGCATGACCGTGTCTGCCAGGTCATCCTTCTTCTTGTGTTTATCGAAAAACGTCACAAGCTCTTTATTCGGGCCATCACCGTCAATGAATTTCCTAGCGCGTTCGATGGACGTCTTTTTGCGCTGGGCGTACCGAGCCTTCCCGGCACCCGCCACGTCCGGAATCTTGTGACGCGCGTCCCAGATGACTACTGACCTCCCCGGATCCTTCACGAGGAAGTAAGTGTGAAGAAGGTTTTCAACAGACTTCATGCTCCGGTTGCGATCTGGTTGCTTCTCTATGATTACAGTGGTGGCGTCTAGGATCCACGGCTTTTCATTGAGGTGCCGAACCAAACACGGGAATATACCGTCGGCGTGCATCGGCGGCACACCGGACACGTCCCATTGGTGAATTTTCTTGTTCACCGGATCAATCAAACACATTGCTAAATTTTTTATACCACAATCAATTGAAAGAAGCATCTGATATTAAAGATTATTAGGTTTTTAAGTCCATGACGATTTGTGAACAAAAAAAGATTTCCACAGAAGCTCGGAATGCCAAATGTCAAGTCAAACGCCCGGATCCGGGGCCGACGACGCCACCCGAACAGGACGTGACGGGCCTGGTATGTTGGTGGTGCGTTCACTCCCTCCCTCAGCGTCCATGCATTCACCTTCCCGTGAGGTACGACGACAAGCTCAACAGGTTCACAACCTTGGGCAACTTTTGTTCCTGGCAATGCGCCAAATCGTACGCACTCGATATGAATTCATCAAAATCTGGGGAGATTCAGTCTTTTTTGGCCATGATGAGATTGCGCGCTTTTGGGAAATTCGTGCCCTTGTGGCCTGCTCCAAAACGCCAGTTCCTTGCGTGTTTTGGAGGGACCCTGAGTATAGAAGAGTTCAGGTCGTATGGTGGGCTCGTCGAACCGCCGCAGCTCTATTTTCCAGTTGAAAAACAGCTTCACCCAGTTTTCAACGATTCTAAAAATGAATTGAGTATTCGCGCCCCAGTGATTGCCAATGGAGCTCAAAATACCACGCGGCTCATGGCGATTGAGAATTCCAGTGGGCAACAAGAGACCCTGAAACTCAAGAGGGCGAAACCACTCGCCAGGGCTGCAAGCAAGTTAGAGAGTTCCCTTGGAATTACTCGTAAGAGCAAGTGAACATGTGGGACTGTTGTACGGGTCGTGGTAAGAACGGTATGGAGTTTACGTTTAAAAATGGAACCCGTGTAAAGGCGTCGGATCCAGATCAGGCTCTTTCTATTTTGAAATCAATTAAGTTTCACGAAGTTTCAAAAGTTTTTCAAATTGCTTCTGAAATGTGGGTGATTAATTTTGGAGAGAATTTGTCAATGCAAGTGGAGGCACAAGAGTCTGGGTCGGCTAGAAGGGCGGGGGAATGGCTCCTGTATCTTGACCGGAGAGATCCTCAGTTGATTCGCTAATCTCCATGGGCGATGGGGCCGGGGACATTGAGAACTCGTTATCCATCATCGCCATTGAGAGATCGGTATCCATCATCGCCATGTCAGCCACCGACTCCATCATGGGCGCTGGCGCTGGTGCTGGGGACGGTGCCATCGACAACTCCTCGTCTATCGTGGATTCTGAAATGAGGCCAACAGCCATCATCATCGCGTCGAGCTCCGACATGGCCACACCTACTACAGGCTCATCGGCCTCCGGTTCATAGTAAGACACTACATAAGGTTTTGGTCCGATAAAGAAAATTATGGCCCACGCAACTACGAGCCCGATAATGACCGATATCCAGTGCATTAATATTACAAATTATAAAAATCCCAACTTTGCTCGCTGCTTGGACGTGGCCCTGGAAACTGGTACGTCCTGATCAGTGCTCCTGACCCATTCCTCCCCCACATGGGCCCTCCATTGAATCGAGAACTTGTCGAGCGCCTTGCGACAAATCACACACGGAAGGGAAGTCCCGTGACCACCGTCGACGCGGACTCGTGTAACTACAAAATCTCCATACTTTCGGTGAATCCACTTGGAGAAATTAGCAGATCCGACGCCGCTTCTTGAAGCCCGAAGCTGCAGGCTTCGGATCATTTTTCGTTCGGCACAGCAGTGACAATCATTGGCAACTGAAGGCCCATACGGGACACCGACTGGTCTCGCAAATTATGATCGGATTCATATTGTGTTAAAAGCGTGGAACCCTTTTAACCCATAATGCCCTCGTGTCACAACTGCGCGTATCACAATCCTCAAAAGAACTTGTGTTACGTATACGGATTGCCACCGTGGAATGCCCGCAAGTATCCTTTCCTATGTGGACCAGAGGGTAAGGCATTTCGTCCGATTCAGTGGGTTCCAAAAAAAGATGCGGTGTACAAGCCAGACTCGGATGATGTAAACGACGTCTAGTTCAAAAACAATGGAGCACGCTCTCCGTGAATACGCTCGTAGCGGATTTGGTCGCGCTCTTGGCGTGGGCGCCGCGGCTCGCAACTGTGAACGCTCAGTATACAACTGGGCGGTTCAGGAGACGCGCAAGGTGCGCGACGACCCGTCATGGGAGAACAAGGTGTTCAGGTGGCGCTACAAGCAAAAGGTGTACGGCCTCCTCAAAGAGCTCGAGAGATCTCCAGTTGCGGCTACAGACCTCCAAGTCGTTGGTGACGCCGTCAAGCTCGAAATCCACGTCACATCTCAACTTGCGCGGAGGCTTCAGCTCAAAGAGCTCGACACGAAGAACCTCGCGAGGTACTCGGCCGACGTGCTCTGGCCCGGAGGTCCCTATGCAAAGAAGGCGTTTGACATTAAAAGCAAAGACCTTGCGATGGAAGAGGCCAAGACAAAAGATGAGGATTATTCAGGAATGTTCACCTGTAAAAAATGTTACAAGAAAAAAGTGACGTATACACAGGCTCAAACTCGATCCGCGGACGAACCAAGTGCGTTTTTGTTTTGCCTATTCGCTTTAAATTTTGTACTGACGCGCCGCTTCAGTGACGACATTCTTCTGCTGCCTCGGATGCGGAAACAGGTGGAAGGGTTGAAGAGTACCGCCTTATTTTAAAAAAACACCAAGTGCGTAATTTTCACTTAAAAACATTTGACATGAAATAAAACAGCTAGGGAATGTCTCTCGTCCGCGTCTGGACCGATGTGGGCGCACGCAAACCCGCCTCGCTTCTCGCAAAGATTATAGAAAAGGACGGCGTCATTCTGACCATCAGGTACCTATCCGAATCTGATGATCATATTTGGAGGTACGAAGACGACACGTACGAAATTGACGATGATTCAATCGCAGAATACCTGAATACAGATTCTGAATTAGAAATTGGGTTCGTCGCCCAGGAGGACGGATTTCGGCGAGTGGATGCTGACGAGGACTACGTTCCTTCAGACGAAGAGTCAGACGACACCGAGTCTCTAGATGATTCCGACGAGGAGGAAGAGGACGAGGACGATGATGACGTGGATGACGACGAGTCTGAGGCTGAGTCAGAAGAAAGTATTGGTGAAGATTAAGAAAGATGAAGTTTGATCAGAACGCCCTTTTCCTCATCATGCTGCTGGTGGCAATCTGGATGCTTTTTTTCCGGGCCCCCAAGACTGAGAAGTTCTGTGGAGGATGTGGTGCGGCAATGATTGCTTAAAAACAAATTATTCTTTAACAACAATGTCCGTGACTTCTAAATTCATCACTTCTTTTGAGTCTCAAAATCAATCACACGTAAAGTGGCTCTCGCGTATGATTGATGTTGCTGAGAACATGTCTGACCCGTCTCGCGAGAGTACTCTCGTGACCGAGGTCAACATGAATCCTATGAAAATTGTGCTTGGACAGATGGAGGCGCTCGAGTGGCCCCATATCCACTTTTGTTTGTGCGCCGTGTACGCCAAGGCGGTGCTTCGTGGCCGGGCTTTCATTCCTGAGACAAAGTGAATAGCTGGTCGAATCTCAGACGGTAAAACTCAGGGGGCGCCTCAAACTTGAGTTGGCTTCCAGAGAATGAGTAGCTTGATTTCTTCTTCAAAATTGCATCGACTGTGACCATGTCGAGTGTATTCTCGGTACACCTCACCTTGAGGTCTTCATAGTTCCAGTCTTGAATGTAAATGTGTTTGAGAACATCTCCTACACGAGAATTTGGTAAAATGAGCGACCCAGGCTGACTTGTATCCGGCCACTCATTTTCTTGAATATAATGCGTCTCAATCATTTTTCCAATAAAAAGTGCGTCGTCCCACTGGCGGAAGCTCACGATCGATGTCCGGGTCGTCTCGTCAATTTTGAGCGTAAATGCATCGTTCGCATGTGAATGAATCGTGTAGTACCTCACGGGCTTCTGGTTTATGGATGGGAGTCGGCGCGGCTTTGCAGGAGGTTTCAGGACGATCGACATACTTACTAAGTGCACAGAGTCTTTAAAAACGTGTCCTGTCCATGTCAGGCTCTTGAATTGTGAAACAAAATCACGACATATTCTAAGATGGCCTGCACCGACCGTGAGTGCTCTGTGTGCTATGGCGATGACGGCGTCTTCCAGAAGCTGTCGTGTGGTCACGACTTCTGCAGCGGCTGCATAAAGACTTGGTACCTGAAGGGAACTGGTACTGGGTGTCCGATGTGCCGTGCTCCCATTTACTTCAAGGGATTCCACAAGGTTCGGGAACAGTGGGACGAGGACGCATACGAGAACAAGTGTGAAGAGGTATTTGGAGAAGCGCTTGATGAGTGCTTCGCCGAAGCCCAGGATTTTGCAAGTGAATTCCCCGAAAAGTGGCGTGCCAGAATATTCAAGGATGTGATTGACGACTTTATCGAAGTTGAGAAGACGTACCGCTTCCTGCGGAACGTTGGAGCGGGCCCCGACGATATGCAAGAGGCGTTTGAATGGGGAGACTACTACTCGGACAGACACATGGACAAGTGCTTGTTCCTAGACGAGCCTCCTAAAAAATTCGCATCGCGGTACCCCATCATGGAGAAGAGCCGCGCAGCCGCCACAAGATCCAAGAGATCAAGAGCTCGGCAAGATGCTTGGTTCACTATAAGCTTTTACATTGAAGTTTAATTTTAAAACTGATTTGTGATTCCGTTCACCAGTCCACCCGCGTTGAACCCGAGTCCCAGAGCCACACCGAGCGCCATCAGGATAAAGCCCAGAATGAGCAGCGTCTGATTGCGCTGAGACTTTGGTTTTTTGTTTTCCTTCGTCACCAAGATGAGACCCGGAATACCAAAAGCCATACCAAGAAGAATGGCGCTACTGAAGACCGCCAGAAAACCAGCCGAACCCGCTGCGCTTTCTTTGAAAATAGTCGCGTACTTTCCCATTTTAATTTCAGGCAACATTTAATTTCACCAGAAAACTTTATGCCCCTTGAGAGCTATAACGCCGACAATAATGAGTAAAAATGCTAGATACTGCCACGGGTGTTCAAACCTCTCGCCTAGTAGAAAAAAAGCCGCCGCGGTTTCAAATATAAGAGTTGAACCAGACCACATTCCATTCACCCATAGGATGTTGTTTGTCGCAAGACTCTTGAGCAAGAAGAATATAACGCCTATGTACCCTATAGTTCCTTTAAAAAGTCCGAGATGGCTCTGAGACGTTACAAAATCTTTAAAACCAAAGTCGCCGAAGATTTGAGACGCCGTGATGCCAATAATATTCAGCGACATCTACTCTTTCCACAGATAAAAACGCGAGCCATTTGAACAGTACAATGGAGGCTATTGAGGCTGTTCTTGAGCTGGCAAAGGAGCGCGACGAGATTGCGTCTGAGCTTGAGACGTACGAGGATTGGTTCGAGTCCCTGGTGGGCAAGGAGGTGACTCTGACGCTCAAGTCCAAGAAGAGGACGCGCTTTTTGGAGTGCGTCGTTGTGGAGTTCACCCCTGGGGAGGGTTGGGTCCTTCAGTCGGAGGATGGGGACGACACGCACGTTGCGACTTTCGATGACTTTGTAGAGGGACGCGTGTGGATCAAGACGGAGAAGCACGTGACTTTTGCTCAATAAAATTGTAAATTAATATTAAATGCAGTCTGTTGAATCCGTCGCCGATGTTGAGGTTCGCAAAGAGCAGAACCCTCAGGGGCCTTGGGTCAAGAAGGCTCTGATCCTCGCCTTTATCTCCTACTTCGTGACCAAGAAGATTGATCAGGCTGCTCTCATCACCGCCGTGTTCATCGCCATCATGTTTTTCCTGCGGTAATTTCAATGGAATTAATGTTCTTAATTCTGTTCGTTATCGGGGTCCTGATCCATCAGCGGTTCTTTATGGGGAGACCAATTGTGCCTACAATTGTAGGCGTCCTCAGCGTCTCTTACATTTTCAATTTAATTTTAGGCGAGGTCACTCTTCCAGCTCAAATCGTGAGTACAGTTGGGCGCAAAACTCGCGAAGAGCTGGAGTAATCTCATTCTTCCACATCTCCTCATCACGATCAACAGGATGACTCAGCACCTGATTGTTGTACTGCTCCACAAGCCGAGCATGTACAAGACCCAGCATCTGTAGGTACACCTGAATTTGAATAAACTCATAGTCCACGACGCGTCGGAACAGACGATTCGTACGGTTCTTAATCTCCACGAGAGTCCTGGATCCATCATCCTTCTCCTCGATGCGATCAATTTTGCCACAAATTACAAACTTGGTCTGGCCCAGTGTGCACACGTCCAGGTTGTAGAAGGCGTCGTCACGAACCAGACGGGCACCGGTATCTTGAGTAACCTTGTCAGACGTCTTGTCCTCGGAACGCGTCCCATGAGTCGTGTAAACCTTGGATCGCAGGTGCTCAATCACCTCCGCCTTTTGCTCGGCATTCAATTTCGCGTCGGAATTGACCTGCTCCTTGGCCTTCTCAAATGTCTGAGCCACCTCGGTTGAATCCTTGGCTTTGACCGCCAACGCACTTGCGAGGACCTTCTGGGCGCTGTCGGAGACTGAAAGAGCCTCCAGAGCCTTGTCGTTCTTCGTTTGACCTAGGAACGTCCCTGGACTGTACTTTTTCCAGTAGTCGTTGAACACATCGTCACGAGCCTTGTACTGATGACGACCGATGATGGCCGCCACGTCACTCGCCTTGAGAATAACACGTCTACTAGACATTTTGAGATAAAAGGTTGATGCTTTTATCTTAAAATGTCCTACATCGCGGCCGCCGCGAGACCTGTAATTTTTACCAAAAGTGGCGGTGATCCTCGACCAGTTCGTCGTACGAAAATCCGTGCGAAGGATGTCGAACTAGCCATTCAACAAGCCACTAATTTATGCTTCAATTTTGAGGACACAACCGCGTGCAGGATGGCATGGGATCGTGTAGAGGAACTCTCTTCCGAGTATGCCCGACAGCGCTATGAGATCCCACGCGACGACCCACTAGAAACTCGCGAGTACGATGTTTAGTGCATATTGGCTGTCCGACCCCTTTGGGAGACGCACCTTTTTTCTGAATTCCTTCTGGAGGTCTTCTTTGACCTCCTGAACTATTCGCTCCTCTTGTTCATAATATTCATCCGTAACCTCTGGCCACCTCCGGTCCGTTTTTGGACCAAAATTGTAAATTTGTATGGACTTCAATCTGGGGACGTGACGTGCTATTATCGCGTCAATTTCGGCACTGCTCAAGTTATTTCTATATTTATGAGCACGTGCACGTTTTTTGAGGAGGGCTTCCATCCTACTATAGGGTGGCAAAAAACGTGTATTGTCTGTGCCACGTGTCTGAATATTAACATGATATACAACTAATGGAACACGAGGCTTCCAAGCGTGAACAAAAGCGCGACTCGGCCCGTAAGCACAAAGAGCGCGCCATCTACACGAAGAAGGCTGTCCGCATCAAGGAGGCTCAGCGTGAGAAATTTGTGTCTAGACACGGTCAGGGTTCCACGAGCGACTAAAAACATAAAAAAATGGCACCAGGCCTCAAGTTCTTCGCTGAAGCGATTGAGCCCTTGTACCCCCCCGGCCCCGGTCTTTACCGTACGGTCTCGACATACCAGTACGGTGACCGTCTCGAGTGCCAGCCCAAGCAGAACGAGCTCTACATCGTGTGCCAAGACGGCTCTATCCAGTCCGTCTACGAGCCGGACACGCCGATCGGCTGGGAGCTCATCGAGAGTGACAAGGAGTACTTCTACCGCGTGACTCAGGTTGGGTTCACTCCCAAGAAGTGCCTGGTCCGCTACCACTCGCGCGATCCCGATCCCCCCGTGGGCAAAGGATCCATCGGAAGCGTGGTCCGGTTCTACTCGTGCGAGGCGGCCATCTACGAACAAGAAGACACTGGCGAACCCGAGGTTACCTCGGCACCTCCTTAAAACTTGTTGGTGTATAATAGTAAATGTACTGTGTACACGTCCGAATAGCGATCCGGCGGGTCCAGCGTCACCCAGTGACCCAGAGGACGATTCGGTCGGGCACACTCATCAAAAAGCACGTGGTACGGGGAGCGACACTCGGCCTCGTCCCAGATGCTCTGAACGATTTCGCATTTCATCACGCCCAAGTAAATGTGGATGAAGCCATCCACCTCGTGATCGATCAGGCAACCATCAGCAGTATGACAGCCGTGCTGGCTATTGCGATGACTGTGGCGGCGTCACTCGGGACAGATTGAATTTAGTTTTTGAATGAGGATACACAACGTTGAATGAAACCCTGAGTCGTCCCACATTGCCCGCAACCTTGAACCCCTTGAACGGAATTATATAGTCTTCACGAGGGTCAATGACTCCCCAGTCTGACGTGTCAATATCAATCGGCCCGTCAAAGTGTGGAATTTTGATATTTTTTCCATTGACAGAATCTTCGAATGAAATTTTAGTATTAAATATGATATCCGGCCCCTGTCTCAGAAGTTCGGGGTGGGATCCCACCTTGATGTGAAACACGAGGTCCCCGGGTTCTTCGTCTCTCTTGTGAGGTTGTTCCCCTAGTCCACGAGCTATGAGGGTGTTTCCAAACTCTACACCTGGAGGTATTTTCAGTTCTAAATTGAGTTGCTCACTCTTTTTTGATTTGAAATTACACGACTGACACCCACCCGGCTTTCCTCCGACCCCACGACCCTGACACGGGGGGCATGGATGTTGGAAAGCCATTGGGCCCATCTGTACATGGACCATCCCACGTCCCTGGCACTGCTGGCACCTGGTCTGACAATCGAAGCACGTCTTGGTCAGATTGATCTTGAGGTTCTTGGTCGTTCCTCGGTACGAATCTTCAAATGAAATATGGAGATCGTGGGAGTGATCAGACCTCCTGACAGGACCACTCGGCCTCCCCCCGAACATCTGGCTGAAGATGTCGGCGGGGAAACCCCCCTCCTGGGGTCCATCGGGCGTCCCAAACCTGTCGAAATTCTCCTTTTTCTGGGGATCCGAGAGGATGTCATAGGCGCCCTGGATCTCTTTGAATTTTTCGGCGTCACCCGTTGGTTTATCCGGGTGAAGTCGAAGAGCGAGTTTGCGATAAGCCTTCTTGACCTCTTCTTCTGTGGAACCCTTAGGGACACCAAGAGCCTCGTATGGGTCCATCCTAATTTTAGTTTAGAATTACTCCTTTAGTTGTTGGCAAATCCCTCTAACATACGAGCCCTGTTGCGATTTTCCGCAGCCCGTTTGGCAGCGATGGCACGGAACCCACTCGTGGGAATAGTTCGTACTGCGATTGACGTGGTTCCATTTGGACCAGTGACAGGTACGAAACGGGCTTGATTTTGTTTCTTTCGCTCGAGAAATCCTCTCACGTACGCCTGTACTGTCGTCGCTCGACGCTTATTGGTTCTAGCCTTGCCTCTCAAAAGCATTTCCTTCCGACGTTGGTCGTAGGCATTGTTGTTCTTTTTTAGTTCCGCCTTGATGGCGTTGATTCCTTTGCGGATCGTATTGTAATTCTTTTGAGTATTAGCATTCAGAGTACTTCTGTTCATATTGTTGAGTTTATTGATCAACCCCTGATAATTTTGGTTCGATTTCTCCATGGAAACAATCAGACGCATAAGAGGTTTGAGAGCCACGGTGGTCATTAATCTAAACCCAGATAAAAACTTGAACCCTGGAACAAATAACAATGGCTACCGCTTCTAAGACTCTGATGAAGGCTCTCGACCGCGTGACTGACCTGAAGGCTGACCTCAAGGAGGCGAACGCCGAGCTCAAGGAGGCTGTAGAGGAGACTAGTATGTACAAGGCTTTCCTAGCCGCCATCAAGGAGACGATGCCCGACAAGGTGCCCGAGAAGACGGCGGCCGCCAACGCCTTCAAGATCACTCTGGCGATGCTGACGAAGAAGGAGGAGGCTGACGCCGAGTAAATTCAAAAATGAAACTGTCCCAGAGCGCCTTGTGGTCTTCATCATCGAGTTGAAGTTTACAGACCGGACCATATTTGTATAATAAATAGTCAATGTCAGACACGCATACCGCGTTCAAGAGCCAGTCAAATTCACAACGCCAACATTCATAGTTTGTGAACCCCATGGTTTTATAAACAGCCATAGACTTGGCAACTGATCTATTTTTAAAATAAAATTCAATCAACGAAGTGACCCACATTCTGACATGTACAGAGACCTAAAATTAGTGTTCTGTACGCGGCAAGGTTGGGCTATACGCCAGACAAAGCACCCAAAAACAAACATGTCGCCCAACTCATCTCTTTCTTTCAACAACTCCGGCCTTCTGTGCGGCTACCAGGGCGAGTACGAGGGGGAGGAGCCCGTATTCACATGGACCTATTCTGATTTCGAGGAGTTTTTGAACGAATCAATCACCCCATCCATGTATCACTTCATGGCAAACTACGTTTACATCAAGTTCACCAAGGATGATCTCTGGGAGATTCAGGGTGGCGAGTACTGTACGGGCGACCTCGAGGCGGCGGCTGTCGACGAGTATTTTGACACGCCTCTCAGCGACCGCATCCGCATGCACGAGCAAGAGCTCGTGAACCTCCGGGCGGCCAAGCGGACCGCCGAGGCCAAGGAGTCTGCTGCGATCGACGCGATGCTCTCGGAGAACAAGCCCTTCGACCACACGAGCCCGATCGACCAAGAGTACTGCGACTTCATGCGCGCCATCATCGCCAAGAACCATGCAGCCGCCGTCCGGCTCGAGAACGAGCTCCTCGAGGAAGGACAGTGGCGTGGGGGCCATGAGGAGGGCGAGTCCGACACGGAAGGACCACCCGCTCTGTTTTCTGACGAGGACAATTAATGTGTTTTGTAAAAAATCCTAGTCTTGTCCGAGCCAGTCCTTCTAAGACGAGTAGAAATTCACTCAAAAATGAACGCCCCCCGGAAACTCTACGCCGCCGTGGACGTTCAGCTCGACGACTTTGAGTTGGAACTCTTCAACGCTCTTGAGTTTCAGCTTATTGTCAATACCAATCGGGCATTCTGGGATGAAGAGGACTGCCTCTCGAATCAGTGTCTTATGGGTATCGAGGAGGCGGTCGAACGGGGATTTCAGGAGATGATGGACCGTTACGACGCGACGCCTGTTTTCAAAATCCTCGCGGCGGCTCACGTCGTGATACAGAACGCCGTCTTTGCAGCCATGCACGTCCCCTTTCCTCGCGACCCTGACCGGCACATGGAGCGTGTCCTGGACAACGTTCGCGAGATTTATGTGGATGTAGCCTACACGCCGCTTCGGATCGAGATGCTGATGATGAACCACCACGCCCAAGTCGTCCAGCGGACATGGCGCAAGTGCATAACGGATCCGAATCACCCCGCGTGCCGCCGGAGACTCATGCACGAGTTCGAAGAGCTTATAGAAATGTGAAGCGTATAGTGTAATAATGTTTTGGGTTTTTCTCAAATGTGTCGCCGTGTTTTTCGTCCCCTTGCCCGTCGGCCCGAAGCTGACCCGTCCCGATCCCACCAAGAACCTCTGGACATTTGAGTGCTCCGAGTGGAAGTCTGGATTTCAGATGTGTAAGATTTTCTATACAGAATCTGTGGCTGCAAAACAGCTATGAATCCGACCCCCAAAAGTTCTTCAAGTAAGACATCTTTGAATTTAGGATTGGAATTGGTTGAGTAGAAATCACGAATGCCTGAACCTCTGCGTCCTTCTGGACGGGCCTCTTTTTTGGAAAGAATTTGGAACCTATGATGCCAAACAGAATTCCAAATATAAATTCATGCATGATGCTATAAAAAAACGTGTTGTGTTTATGTTAGAAATGTTCCAACGTAGGGAATCCATACGACCTAAAGAATCTAAGATGGCTCGCAAGTTTGAGATTGTCAACATGCCCTCGAGCGAGGAGGCCATGTCGAACTACGTGTACGTGAACCCGTACGACGCCCGGGCACCGTACGTGACGGTCGGGGATGCTTACGTCTACCGGTGCTGCCCTCACCCCGACATCGAGACGGGGCGGGTGGCCCTCAACGCCATGCAGCGACGGGTCATCAACGCACACGTCGGGGACACCGTGTCTCTGGCCGACTTTTTGATACCCATGCGCGAGTTTACGATCAAGGCGGCGACCATCGAGGCTGAGTGGGCCGATGTCAAGGAGGAGGGGAGCCCCAAAGAACTCGCTGCTCTGGCCAACGCGTTTCGGGTTCATCACGCCGGTCATATCATCGCGAAGGGTCAGCGGTTTATCATGCGGTACGACGACAAGATGGCGCTCTGCACGGTCAAGAGCCACGTCAAGGGGTTGGTCACCATGCAGACGGAAATTGGGGTTGAGTTTCGCAATGCGGCGGTGGATGTGGTTTAGAGACTCAATGTGTTTAATGACCATCTAAATGTATTTTTTCGCACTCGTAATATGGATCTGGAACATCTACCTGTTTCGTCTGGCCTACATATCCATTTTCCGTCCCTCTGTTCTCCTAGAGGACGAGTCTTCTAGTGACGAGGACTCAGGAACTCCCGTCTTCTCCGAGACCGAATGAATTAATATTTGACAAGTTTAGTATGCAAATACTCGATGTCTGTATACTCGTGACGTTTACAGCATACGCGTCTCTATTCGTCTTCTTTATGTGGAATATACACGAGATTTGGTGAAAAATCATGTCCTGCCGAGGCCACTGAAACATTTTGTAAGCAAAATACAAATCTATGAAACCTTGCCAGTGTCCAAAGTGTCTTGAGCGCGTGAACGGCCCTCCTACACACATCGAGTGGGTCCTCAAATTTAGGGAAGGAATTGCGAGTGGACATATTCAGCACATCGGTGATACCAAAGATGGCCGACCAATATATCGGGAACGATAACTACAAATCCGATTTTGATAGCCGCGTATATCAACCCCAGAAGCGCCAGAGGTGCAATCCGGTCGGGGAGGACATTCACATCCTCCCCGACGGTTCCTTAGTTCGCGACGAAGACAAGATTATCAAGATTCAACGAATTTTCATAGAAAATTACTACAACCCGGATGGCAAGGGGGCCAAAATGATTCTTTCCAAGTATTAAGGGTTTTGACCGTTTAATAAATACCAAGGATGTTGAGTGCACGAAACCTCGCCCAGCGTCGCTACATAGATTTGCTCACGTCCAAGATTCCCATCGTGATAGGTTCTGGCCCGGCCGGAACTGGCAAGACCCTCTTGGCGTGCAATGTTGGTTCGAAAACCCTCCAACGTGGGGGCGTCTCAAAGTTGATCCTGACTCGTCCGGCCGTGAGCG